AGTCCTGCGGCAGACCCTCTCCCGGGACCAGTAAGACGTTCATTTTGTTCATAGAGAGCTAGAGCCTCCTCGCACACAAAGAAATAGGAGAGTAGGTCGATGGTCCCGTTGGCATAAAGCATGTCTATTTCGGTCTTAAGTCGAGTTACGTACTTCTCGTCCTGCCAATCCATGCGTTCATGCTTATCGATCAGGCTCTTGAGATGGCGCAGGGTATCGGTTGGATAGAACTTAGTGGGAAGGTCGCGACGGGCCTTGAACGAGAAGTCCTTGAATCGCTGAGCCCAGGTGATATTGTTGTCTACCCAGCCAGCAAAAGTGGCTTCATCGGTCCCAAGGCTTTCCTTGAAGTGGGCGTATGCTTCATCGGAAGAGAAGCGATGGTAGCTGGCAAAGAATCGCCAAGAGCCACCGGATGCCATCAAGCGAACATCCTGCACCACCTTTTCCTCTTCGTAGGCGAAGTGTGCGTCGTCAGAGATCAGGGCCGGGACGGAGTGCTGTTCCGACAACTTGAGCATGGCGATGTTGCACCACTTCTGTGAGTCCGGGGTTGTGGCCCCGGGCATACAGTCGTTGTCAACAAATCCTTCAGCACTGGTAATGTTGGTGATTTCCTGGGGAAGCCCTGTGGTGTCCCACTTGCTGTAGTTCTTAATCCCCTCAAGGTTCCAAACGCCCTCACGTTTAGCCCACCGTTTGCTGGCTTCTTCGGCCTTGATTTCCTCGCCATTGATCTTGAGAGTCTTACCCGCATACCAATTCAGCTTGATAATGCCATGCCCTAGTTCAAAGTTAATACCGGATGTCCACTGCTTACTTGTATCGTGAGGGAAGACTTCGATGTAGAGGTTTCCTGGGCGCACCATCGATTGCAGCTTGGCAAAATACGCCAGCGCAAGGTCTTCTCGACCGTTAATGAGGTGGCGCTGAGTCATGCCAACGAGACACCCCGTAGTAAACGTAATGTTGAATCCGGCTAGCTCCTCAAGGTCAGCCCAATTGAATAGGGGCTTCTCCTCAGAGCCGTGCCGCTCCATGCGAGTCAGGCTCGCCCTAGAGAGCACTCGGACCAGAGCTTCATAACCAGCTTGATCCAGAGCGTGTAAGGTGATGTGATAATACTTTGCGTACTCGATTACCGCTTCCTTGCCAACGATGCCAGCGGCGGCAAGAATAGGACAGTTGTCATCGCGGAAGTACGCTTCTACTCCTAAGATTGGAATCAGACCAGCCTTCTTGGCAAGCTCATAGACATGCCGGGTGGCCTGCATCGTACCGTGGTCGGTACAGGTGATACATCCGGTTCCAAGTTCCTGCTCCCGCTTGATGAATTCTTTTGGCGTTGAAGCAGAATCCAAACTCTGGATGTGACAATGCGGACTAGGGAAGTTTTTGAACATGGTTTCCTTCCGGGCACAACGACCCGTCACTACAGTATAGCTTAAAGTTCGATCTTAAGGATGTCGCGTAGTTTAAGAATGATGTTTTCGTAGATGTCGTCAACGTCGTCTTCGGTAACCATGAGAGCGGCAGCGACTACCCTATTCGGCACCCCTCCTGGGTACTTGTTCACCAAAGCGGCAAGGCTATAGTCGAACCTCTTTAGAAAGATGAAGTCCGGTTCAACGGCAATACGCTCTCTGGCTTCGTCGCCTCTCATGTAGCCTTTCTGAATGGGAGCAGCTTTCCACGGTTCTGCAAGATTCGCTTCATGTCCAACAGGATCTTCTTCAGTTGGGTTGATTCTTCTTCACACTTTTCTAGGCTGGCGGTAGTTGCTGCGATTTCAGTTTCAATCTGCTGTAGCGCGTCTACGGTTAGCGCCATCTCAGCCTTCATGGCTTTGTACTCTAGGATGTCTACAGGATCGTCCGCATCTAGGATGTAGCACATGTCGTCTTGAATGAGGTCGATGCTGTCTTCACAGTCTTCCTTCTGCTGGTTTAGCTCAGCCAGCCTTTCGTTGTGAGCCTTCCAGTTCTTGAGCACACCGTTGCGCTTGTCTGCAACTGACTTGTAATACCGTAGATCGACGTTCGTCGTTTCCATTAGAAAGCCACAAAGGGTTTGATGATCTTGTCTAGAGAGGCGTCCTTGTCGGTGTCGGTGTCTACCGTAAGCTCACGATAGTCGCCTGCAACGAACTTTTCGGTGCTCTCCCAAACAGTTTGTGAGCAGGTAGACTCTAAACGTCCGATACCGTTGACCATGAAGCCGTCAGGCGGGATTAGAGCACCGTTGGTCATTACCACAACTCCACCCGGAAGCCTGATGCGGCTAGCAACGTGAACGTGGCCCACAGCAAGCAGTTCGACGCTCTGGCCATTCGGTCGAGTAGCGTTGATCTCGTTAAGCTTGACGTTGAGGTTCTTTACGTTAATGAGCGAGCCGGGGTTGCCGACCTCGATGAAAGTATCGCCATGGGTGGCCATGACGAAGTGCCCCAATGACTCGTAGATATAAAAGGGGGTGTATGGAATCTCTACCGTCACGTTGGGAAGGTGAGCTAGGCCAGCCTTGATACCCTTGTAGACGATAGTCTCAAAGGCATCCCACTTCTGATGCATTGCGCGAGCCTTATGACGAGCCACGTTGCGACCGTGGTTACCGGGTACACAACGAACCTTAACCTGGGGGAAATGATGTGCTAGGAAGGTAAGGGATTGAATGATAAGGTGCATCGCCGCTCCGCACTGTTCTGCGAGCGGGTTACCATCCCGTGGGTCGTGATCAAGGATGCCCTGGATGATGTCACCAATGAGGTTGACGTTCAGGGCTGTCTCGTCGCGATACTTGACCTTGAAATCCGCGATCTCCTGAGTGATCTTAGCTAGACGGCGGGCCTCTTCCTGCCAACCGTATTGGAGAGGAAGCTCTCGCGGGTCTAGATTTGCTCCGATATGGAGGTCGGAGAAGATGGCGTGTAGCTCACGCTTGACCGGCTTCTTGTGCTTCTTTGCCATGAACCCTGAAAGCTTGACATTGATAGGGTTCTTGGAAAAAAGCTGATCAGTAAACGTCGTAAGCTGCTGGAAGAAAAGCTCGTCCCTAGCAGCGAGCAAGGAGAACGAGCGATTCTGAATTGTTTGCGCCTTGTTGTGAACGACATTGGCGCGTTGCTTAAGGATGTTAAGGAGCGTGGCGTCTTCTTCGCTGAGCAACTGCGTCTTTGTCGTTTTGGCCATTAGAGTGTCTCTAGTCTGGAGGTTAGCACAGCCAGCCGGTCCTTGTAAACCTTGGCGTGCGCTTCTTCGCGGGCAACCCACTCCTCAATGTGGGATAGGGCGAGCAGCCGCTTGATTTGAGCGTTGACATCGTTAGTCTGAAAAACGAGTAGCTGCATCTTGGTTTTGTCTACAACGGGCCTTTGGGCTTCAAAACCCGCAAGCCATGATTGACATTCCGCAATCTGCCGCTCGACTTCAACCTTGGTGTGTAAAGCCACGCGAGCCAACTCTGACTCGATACCAGCCAACTTAGCATTATTGATGGCAGTAACAGACTCGTTGGCAAGCTTGATAGCTTCGTTTGCCGCGATGCGACCTTCCGCTTCCTTCACGCGAAGTAGCCGGTCCTGCTCATACTCCGCATCGTACTCTGCGTCGGTTTTGGTCATAGATGCTCCTGTAAGATTAGGGGCGGTCACCCCTGCTAGATGACCGCCCCTAACGGTGCCTTACGGCTGCACAACTTCCGGTGTAAGAACGGGCACTTCCGGCTCAGCCTTCTGAGGCACCGACTCGTACACTCCGTTGACTGTGAACGTGTTACCGTCCACGGTGTCGAACTTAAAGCCGACACTCTCCCCAAGCATCTTCTCCTTAAACTCGGGCTTCACACCCAGCATGGAAAGCTGGATGTACCCAGGCTTAACAGGATTGCCGTCCTTGTCATTCTCGACACCGACGATAATCGAGTTTTCCCCGATCACGGTGCCGCTGACAACCTGACCGGCTGCGATGGCCTTATCAAGCCCTTCCTTAGCCTGGGTTGCCTGCGTAGCCGCACGCTCGTCACGGGCAGCCAGGACAGCCGCTTCGACAGTTTCCTGACCCACGATACGGACCAGAGCGTCGATGACCTCAGAAGCACCCAAAATCCGCTTCTCAAGTTCGGTGATGGCACCCTGAACGCCCGACATCAGGCCGCTCAGATCGCCCTCTAGGGCTGCAATACGCTCTAGCGCGTTACGTTCACGGGCACGAACGCCCTGCTTCGGGGGAGTGTTAGTCATTGTGTTTTCTCCTTGTTACCGCTTTCTAGGCGGGGGTTGTGGGATGTAAGATTCCCGGTCGGGGGCTTTCTGAGCCGCATCGACAATCTTTGCGAAAATCGGGCTCTGCTGGATTCTGCCTTCGGACTGTGCTCCTTCAACTGCTGCGAGGTTCATAGCCTCCTGCTCAGAGGGGTAGGGTTTGGCCTGCGGAGGTTTGATTGGCTTGGTAATTTCAGCCGGGACGTATTCTTCCTTGACAGTGCCATCCCGATACTGGACTTGACGCAAGTCTAACCTATAACGCACGCCATTGGGCATGTCAACAATTTTCTTTCCATCGATAATCTGGATGGGTACTCCCTGGAATTCACTGGTTTCCTGAACCTTCTCAACCTTGGTGCCTTCGGGGATCTTACCCTGGTTGGCCTTATGGTCGCATTCCATCTGATTACAGATTTTGCAGGGATTGACCCGGGGGCGACCGGCTGAACGACGGGAAGTGCTGGTCTGTACCCGTGGAGGCGTCTGGACGGGCTTAATGGCGGTTTGAACCTTTGGGGTGGCCGGTTTAACCTGCGGCGCTACTACAGGGGCTACAGCGGGCGCTGGGGCTTGCTGGACGGTCTGCTGTGGGGCAGGCTTACCACCCAGTACGCGAGCGGCAACTGCCTTGAGCGCGGCTGTCTCGTCTTCAGTGAAGGGCTGTTCAACCTTCCCAGTACGTAGAAACCGGTCTTCCAATTCGGCTAGCTTACTGGCGAACTTGTTGTTTTCCAACCCGTCAACTGCCCGGATTCCAAGCAGAATTTCCATCTGCTCTACAGCCCACGCTTGTAGCTCCTTCTCGACCTCCACTGCCGCAGGGTGGTCACTTGACAAAAGCTGGGAGTTGATAACTGCCCGATAAAACTGAGCCTTTTCTAGCCTCCATTCAGCTTCGGTCAGCTTGTCAGCATCGACGCCAGCCGACTCTTCTAGTTCTTCCATGGCGGCTTCGACGTTCATTTTGGGTGGCTCCTGCTTGGGTGCCGCTGGCTTAGGGATAACCGGTGCCGCTGGTCGCTGGGACTGAACAGAGGGTTTTGGGGTAAGCACCGGGGCCGGTTGGACGGGCTCCGGGCTGCTCTCATACCCCTCTAGCGGGTCTGGTCGGTCATTCCAATCGAATCCTGGCATTGTCGCTGCTCCTGATAGGGTATAGCACAAGAGCTAAGCTATTTCACAACTCCCACTGCTGCATGCCAATTCTTTAGCCCCCATTGTACCGTCTTCTAGCTCATAACGCGATAGCTGAGTATAGTCGATATCGGGAAAAGCCGCCAAAGCCTTTTCGTACTGGGCCTCTGTGATTTCTTCGTATGGAGCCTGCTCGTACTTGTGGTCACTGGCAGGGAGGAAGCTAACTCCAACCAATTCGTTGAAGTGGTCATAGACCCAGGCACCTACGCGCATCCATTCCTCGTCCTTCACGTAGACGGTGATGGACTGATTGTGCTCGCACCACGCAGAGCGAAGCTTAAGGTACCACTCAAGCTGTTCAATGGCGCTAACGTCCGCTACCACGATTGCGTTCTTGGGAGCCTTGATGGGGAAGGCGCAAACCCAAGTATCAACCATCTTTTCGCTCCAATCGGGAACGAGCAGCTTGGCTTCATGCTTGGTGCGCCCGTACTTCTCCACCATCTCCGCTCGACGCTTCTCAACAGTCTCCGGTCCTTGGTCGTTCTCAGGAGTAAACTTAACTCCCTGGTCCCGCATCATAACGAAGAGGGGATCGGTCCCGGCCAGACGGTAACGACGCCAGTAATACTTGGCATACCGTGGGTGACCACCAGACGCGCAATTGACTAGCTGACTGACGGTGCCGGAAGGCTTGCCGGTCGTAACCGCAGCACTGAAATTGATGCCTAGAGCGGCAGCCGCCTTCTTGGCTTCCTTGACAGCGTACTTCTTGAGAATCTCAAGCTTCTCTTCGGTCATCAGCTTGGGGTTGTCCATCTGGCCGGTGAGGCTAACGCCCAGGAGCCGTTCCTCTTCGCAGTTCTTCTTGAAGAGAGGGCGGATGTAGGGGAAGTCGGTCAGTGTGGATTGCATTGCCCCCAGCCATACAGCGACCTTGACCTTGGAAATAAGGTCATCGAAATCGTCAGTACCTCGGACCACGACTTCTGACAGATTACAAAACTGGAAGGGTCGGAGGATGATTTCACCACAAGGGTTTGTTCGGAATTCGTCGGTCCACTTACGCCTAGCGGGCAGATGGTTTTTAACTGCTGCGAGGTTAAAGAACCCCCGCTCTCCACGACCAGAGGCCGCAAGAGCGGCCCACTCACGCATAAACGTAACGGAATCGGGCTTGCTGTAGTAGACGGCTGAATTGTTGCTGTTATATCGATGTGGCGGGAAAGCTCCATCTTTTGCATGTCGAATAAGATCGTCATCGAGATCGGAGAAGTTGATCTCGCTAGACCTTCGTACTCCACCAACAACGACAACATCTCCAATAACGTTTCCGATATCAAGCCATTCTTCGGAGTTAAGCTGTCGTCCTTGTGCGCGGAGCACAAGACCTCTTGTAAAGTCGTGAAGCTTTTGTAGAGGCTCGGGGCCAGATGCGCGGCCACCCATGGTCTTAAGCCTAGATCCGCGAGGTCTAACCTTGGAGTAGTCAAACTGGATGTCCTTCCCTTCCCACAGTGCGTATAGGAGAGCCTTGAATGAGTCAGCCCAACCCTCGCGCGAGTCTCCTACAACGTGAACGCCAGCACCGGCACCGGTCTGCTTAGGTACAGCCGGAATCTGGTTGATGTATCGGCTCTCAACAGAAAAACCGACCCCCGTTCCACACATGAGAATGTAGAACAGTTCTACCGCAGCCTGCAAGTCTTGGAAGGGTACGTAGCAGCAGTTGTACCCGATGATGTGGTTCTTCTTGAGAGCATCTCCTGCGCCCCAGACAGCACGCATAGAGGGCATAACGCCCATCTCATTAACCAGTTTTTCAGCGAGCGTCCAGATGTTCTTGGGGACCGCTCCGTCCAGCTTTTCCTTGAAGAAGTCGAAGTACCTCTTGGTGGTTTCAGGCCACTCAATCTCACGCCGATTTAGCGGTTCGATCCAACGCGAGTACCGACTGACATAGATGAATTGCTGGGCTGCGTCGAGTTGCATGTAGTCTCCTTGACTCGTTGCTCATACTGCTTCATGTATTCTACACCGCGCTCTAGTTTCTTGAGAGTCCATCCCTTACGCATCAATCGAAGGTTGCAGTAGGCGCAGAGTAGCCCGCGAACATGCGTCTTTCGTTGTGCTGGTGGCAACTTCTTCCATTTGGGGATGTGCTGGTGATCTGTGCAGAGGCGACCATTAGGCGGCACTTTCTCACAGATGAAGCACACACCACCCTGACGCTCTAGTATAGCCAGCCACTCCTCACGGGAGAGTCCGTACTTTTTAAGCGTAGCAGTTTTGGGAGGCGTGACCATGGTAGGAATGAAACCGCCCCAGGACCGGGCAGGTGGGCAAGGGGCGGGTAAAAGTCAAGATTAGGGCGGGCTACTACAGACGTTACTCGGCCTTGCCCCGCGCGCGGAGAAGATCGTAGAGGTATCGGGTCTTTAGCTGATTCGCTTTCGACGCCTCCTTGTACTGCTCGCCAGCCATGTCATGCTGTGCCTTCTTCTCTGACAGATCCTCGTCGTCTGCCTTAAGTCGGCGGTTGTACTCCTCTGCCTTGGCAACATCGCCAAGCATTTCAAGGATTTGCTCGTCAGTTGCTCCCTCTACCTTATCCTTGAATTCCGGGGGTAGATCCGCGTATGCGTCCTTCTTAGGTCGTGCCATTTGTGTCTTCCTTTCGTATTACGTACCAAGTCCAGTACGGGTTAAAAATCTCTGGTACGGCGGCACCACGCCACCAAATCCAGACTCCATAACTTGCAACGTCTGATTCAATCCTATCTACATATAGCCCAGCGGGGCCGATCATAAGCTCTGCTCGTTCGGACCCCATGACGAGATCCCCGGGTTTGAGGAAGTTGGTGTTTATCCTGATCGTCGCTTCCATTACTCACTCGCAATCGATGACCGTCCGTTAGCAGACGTTACTGTAAAACGCTTGTCGAACATTTCCTTGAATTCAGTCATGTGGTCAACAACCAGAATGAGCGTATCCTGTGCTGCAAGCTTGAGGAGGCCCATGGCTGCTTCCTTCTCCGCGATGCCCAAACCCTCAAAGCATTCATCTAGAACGAGCCAGCCTGGGCTGACTCCCGTCCTGGCAGAAATCACCTTACGGACAGCGAGGTCAACGGCTAGCTCTACCGCAGTAGCCATACCACCAGAGAGTGCGGTCTTAGGATTACGCTCGACGCCAGAAATAGTAACGAATGGCTGGATAGCCCGCTTGACCGTACCCTTGGCTGTAGCTGACTCTGACCTAAACCCTACCGTTACGTGAGCCACGTTTGGCACATGCGCGAGCATCTGGTTGGCGTTCCAGGCGATCTCTGTGAGGACTTCATCAAAGATGGCTGTAAGGAAGCTCTTGAGTAGCTCTAGGAAGTCCTGCTCGATATTAAGGGCGGATTGGGTGGCCTTGACCTTCTCCGTAGCTTCCGCAACCCGGGCCTTGGCAGCTTCTAGAGCCTTGGCATGTTTCTCTTTGTCCCTGGTGATGGTTTCATTTCGATACTCACACTCGCGCAGAGCCTTCTGGGCTGCGGTGACACCTTCCAGGGCCTTGTTGTGCTCGGCTGTCACCAGCTTTGAAACCTTGAGCATACCGTCGTACTGGCTCTGGTAGATGTTGTTAATGGCATTGATTTGCTTCTGAGTGTTCAGGTTAACAACACTCACCATAGTCTCCCACTCCTTGACGGAAGTGTTAAACTTTTCCTGTAGAGTGCAAGACTCGCCAAACCGTTCAACATCGAGATTGTGAATCATCTCCTTAAACTGAGCAATCTTGGGGTCTACTTGAGCTAGTTTTGCCTTGTGATCAGCGAGAGTCGCATTCCACCCATCTCTAACTTGATGGGCATTGCGAGCCTTACGGATATCTTCTTCAAGCTCTGCGAGATCCTCTTTGGCCTGCACCAAATCAGACTTTGATTCAATCCACGTTTGGAAACAGCGAGGGCACTGCTCGCCAGAAAGCTTCCAGATGTCCTCCTCAAGTTCCTTTTTCTGGACTTCAAGGGCTGGCAGGCTGGCGATGGCATATTCTGCCTTCTGGACTTCCTTCTCAGCGTCCTTGACAGCCGCTATCCAAATCTCTGCACGCTCCTTCTCAGCAGCCTCAAGTTTGGCAAGCCGCGCCTTCCCCTGCTCGATAAGGACTTCAAGGTTGCCAATCTTGGCATTACGGGTGGGGGCAGTGATCGGCTTGCTTTGTATTAGGTCGAGTAGCTGACCTTCTCCAATGGTTCGTTCTTTTTCAACCTCTGTTTTCCACTGAGTCTTGAGGCTCGCGATAGCTTCTTCGGTCTTTGCAACAGCAGCCTGCTGCGTATCGGCTAGAACGTGGGCATCGTGAAGAAGAAGTTTGAACGGCTTGGTATCTTCAATGTCAGGGAAACTTTCCAGATTGATGGTGGTGAAGTCAACCATTAGCTGGCTTTGAACGTCAACCAGATTGGCATACTTACCAACCAAATCCTTGACCTTCTCTCCGCTTGCTTCAATGGCCTCTTCAAATTTGCGGAGGCCCAGGAGGATGGTGAGAAATTCTTGAATCTCACTGTTGGTCTTGGAAAGAAAAAGACCCGGAGTCTTCTGGGGGCGATAAGTCAGGGCCGCTAGAAGGTCGGTATCCATGCCAAGTAGCTTAGGAAGCTCTGCGTTTACAGCGGACGCTCCCTTAATCATTCCACCCTTGTCGGTGGTCAAAGATGTTGTAGAACCGCGAGAGATAAATGCATCGCCCTCTTTGGTTCCAGTAAGGGATGCCGTAACACAGAGTGGTAGTTCCCCATACCAAGACTTTAGTTCGGTGGCCGGATAGGGAGAGTATCCTAGGGCATAAGCAATACCCATAAGTACAGTAGATTTACCAGCCCCAGACGGCCCCTGAAACAACACAAGCCCGGTGTCGGGGAAATAGATCGGAGTGGTCTGCTCAAACGACCGAAACCCCTGTAGGGTTAGCTGTGTTAATCGGATAGCCATCACTTAAGTATAGCGTTAGATAACGCCCTTCTTGCCGTGTGCCATCTCGTCATGGATTTGTTCAGCATCGGCAAGACGTTCCACCCTCTTGACCATCACACCGTTATCCAGAGTCTCCGTTATACGTACAGTCGGAGGCTTTGGGCAACGCTGAGCGGTGGCTCCGCAGTTACAGTCGATGTAGGGAAGCTCCTTCGACAACAGGCGTCTGGTAACGAAGGAGCAAGCCTTACATTCGTAGAAGTAGATCGGCATTAGATACGCTCGTCAGCCTCAGACCCGCTCTTGATATCACGTAGGAATGCGTTGTTCTCACGCGCCTCCGCTCGCTCAAAAGTCTCGTCACGCGGGAAGACGATGGCACCGCCAAGTGTACCCAGGAGGGTGGCGATTGAGAGACTGTTGCGGATTGCTTCTAGTACCGCAGGAGTCGAGTCCAAAATGCCGATTTCAATGGCATCGCCCCACTCGCTCTCAAGTGCGTCGAAGACTAACTTGTTGTCACTCTCAGCCATCATCACGTTGAGGGTCTTGGTAATCTCTTCGTCGCCCCAACCCAGGTTCCGGTACAGGACGTAGAACGGCTCAAGTAGGGCCGGTGCTAGCACATCGTCCAGTACGTCGGTGACATCGGGAACGTCCTTGAACATCTCGTACCACTTCCGCGTAGGGCGAGGTCCGTTCCTGAACGGACGGTTTTTGATAGCCTTGGCAAGCTGGATAAGCATCCACCCACCACCCGGCAAGCAACCGCTCTCGATAGCCTTACGAACGGCCATGATAGCGTCTTCGGCACGGTCCCGGCGCTCACGTAGCTCGCCGTTGGATGAACCGATGACCTTAAGCTTCGCGATACCACCGGAGATACGACCGATACGCTCTTGTAGGTAGCTGGCCTCAAGGATTGAACCAGCCGATTGTGCGAGTTGCTTCTCAAGAATGTCTACGCGCTCAAGAATCAGAACCTCGTCACACTGACCAAGCACGGTAGAGCGGAACTTGGTGGCCTCAAATGCATCGACGCCATGCCCAAGATCCGCAAGGTTAAGCTCCTCATGCGTCCTGGGAAGCGGGTTGTTGAGGGCATCGTAAATCTTGGCTCCGGTGACCGCCGACAGGTCAAGTAGGAAGTCATACTGGCTGTTGGGGATTGCATTCATGGGAGCGATGATCGGGTAGACGTTCAGTGTCTCAGCCGACATCCAGTTGGCAGCAAGCTGGCCTAGTACAGATTCGCTGAATCCAGTAGCGACCAGCACCACGTTGTGGTTAAATCCATCGGTTTGCCACGCCATACCGATGCGTTCCATGATGAAGATGATTTGCTGGATATCAATAATCCGCCCGTGGACGAGGACGAAGACCGGCTTCTCCATGTAGACCCGCTGTGCTCCTGGGTCGTTGATGAACTTGTTGTAGAACCGTCCGCAGGAGTCTTCGTAGCCGCTGTTGATCGGATAGCCCTCGATGCGCTCCACTTCGTAGGCAGACGGGCCACTGATTTCGGTGATGGTGACATTGCCCCTATCTCCAACGAGTGCAAGAGCTTCCATGACCGCATCTGCAAGGGGTTCGTCGCCATTAGCAGATAACTTTGCGACATTGTGTAGCATTTCCTTTCCTTCGTCGGTAGACGAATCGCACGGGATTGATTCAGCGGTGATGGTGGGTTCGATTACATCGCGGAAGTAAGCCTGTAGCTCGCGAATGACCCGCTGTGGGGAGACTTCGGGGTGAGCCTTAGTGTAGGCCGAAATGTTCTTGACAATGGAATAAGCTAGGATTGTCGCCGTAGTGGTACCATCACCGGCCTCATTGGCGGTACGGATTGAGGCATCCCGGGCAGACTCCATGATTGCGTGAGCAACCGGGTCTTGGAAACCAATTGACTTGAAGACGGTCACACCGTCCTTGGTTACGAAGTTGGGGATGTTGTGTTCCTGCCGTTCCAGTAGCACGCTGCTACCTCCCGGCCCCAGAGTCGCCCCTACCAGAGCGGAGATGGTCTGCATAGTGTTAAGCACCTTGGCCTCAAGGCTGCTTCCCTTGACCATCATCTCCTTGCCTGTTGACTTGACCTTCTTGGTTTCCATTACAGTACCTTTCCGTATCGTTCAATCTGATGTCGAGCAACCCCGATTTGACCGGGCTCGACGGTAAGAGTGCGTTGAACGCACCAACCAAAAACAGGGTGCTTGTATCGAGAGGAAGTCAAGTGAAAAATACCCTTGTCCTTCCAATACTTTAGATAACGTTTCGCGGTCCTGACGGGAACCTTACATAGAGCGGCAAGTTCCTGATCGGTTGGCGTAAACGGCTTATCTGGGTGTTGTAGAAAGGTTGTTACCACGGTTGTTCGGAAGTCTTCTTTGCGAATCCGGCTAAACTCGACCTTCATCCGGGGTGCAAACTGGTTCCACTCTTGTCGCATTACCTCTCCTGTGATCGGTATAGCGTATCGATCCAAAATGACCATATGTTTTGGGGTCTGGCCCGATACCCAGCATATATGGGCTCGCGCAAGGGAGTGGCCCGATACGGGTTCTGAGGGTCTGGCCCGATACCCGCCCTATATGGCCCAATCTTATACCAATATGGTATTTACTATTAACCAATCTAGATCATAATAAGATTGGAGTCAGTATCGGGCCAGACCGATCTTACAATTTCTCTTGCTATATCAAAGAGAAGGAGTGACAACATGCTAGTACGGTTCATTGGAGCACCCATTTCTGGAAAGACTACTGTTGCAGCGCAAGTGTTTGCTCAGCTTAAGCTTTCAGGACAGCCTAACGTAGAATTTGTCGTTGAGCAAGCTCGTTTATTCATCGCAGAACGTAAGTCCAATGGCCCAGAAGGACAGGAACTACCTCCCTTAACTGACGATGACCAGATGGCTATCCTCCTCAAGCAGATGAAGATGGAGGAGATCATGGAACATTCGGTTGGTAGAGATGGAATCGTAATCACTGATTCAAGCATCTTCAACTCCTTCTGGTACATGACCCCTTCTTTCCGGGATCACGCTTTTAACGACCCGATGGTTTACCATCATCTTGAAACCTACAAAGACCCACACAACCTTCTCTTCCTCTGTGCTCCTTTGCCTGTCATGGTGCAATCAGATCGTAACCGGCTTCACAGCCCAAAGGATTCCAGACTGATACACGACAAGATCATGATCATGGTGAAGAACGAAGTGTTGGTTCGACACCCGGTTATGCAGGTTGCTCACGATGTTTCCATCCCTTTGGGTGGCCCTAACTCATTCCGCGTTAATGAGGTGGTGCAGAAAATCTACGAGAAGCTAACGGAGTAACATGATAATTTGGGATACCCCGACAACGGTTCGTTTTGTCGAGCAGGACGAGAAGAAGGCTGCTCTCGTTAGGACCGCTTTGACTTACACCAACCGCTCTGTCGATTACCAGATCAGACGCCTCAAGAATGCTCGCTGGTTTGACGCCGAGAAGCAACAGGAGCATCTGGCTGAGCTACAGGAAGCTCGCAGGGTGTGCCTCCTCAACGAAGAGGGTGACTCGTTTACCACCTACGCTGGGTTGGCAACAAACGTTGACCAGATTCTTCATCAGGGAATCGAAAATCGTATCGTCTATCCTACTGCCCACACCGTACCTTGGGCAGAGGTCCCTCCACCCCTTCGACCGTACCAGCAAGAAACCGTAGACCTCTTCCTCGATAAGAAGCATGCAGCTGCTGAAATGGCAACTGGCCTTGGAAAGAGCTACGTCATCCTCCACTTAGCTAAGACCTTGGGGCTCAAGACTATTGTCATGGCTCCAACTACCTCGATTGCGGACCAACTCTATGCCGACTTTATTCGTTTCCTGGGGAAAAAGTACGTGGGACGCTTCTATGGCGGAAAAAAGGAAAGTGGCAAGCTCTTTACGGTGGCTATCCATGCATCTCTGGCGAGGATCCCCTTGGATTCACCGGACTATCTGGCGTTCTCCAAGTCGCTCGTTTTCATTGCAGACGAGTCACACCTCACACCGGCTGCCACGCTCAAGGAAGTCTGCCTTGGACTTTGTTCCTCTGCCCCCTACCGTTTCTTCCTCTCTGGAACACAGCTACGGGCTGATGGAAGCGATCTCCTTCTTCGCGGTATCACCGGACCAATTCTCAAAAAGATGACGGTAGCCGATGGAGTGGAACAGGGCTACCTAGCCGCTCCCAGGTTCCGCATCTTCCCGATGACTTCCTGCGACTCCTACGATTCTTCAGATCCTCTCAAGATGACCCAGCGGCATTTTTACTACAACCAAGCAATCATCCGTAAGGCCACCGCTCTTGTTAACTACGCTGTTACCCGCATGAACCACCAAGTTCTCATTGCCATCGATGAAATTGAACAGTTCCGCGACATCGCCCCTCACCTTACCGCTCAGTACAAATTCGCTCATGGCCCGATTACCAAAGCAAACGAAAAATTCGTTCCACCCGAACATCGCGATAGTGACACCACTAAGATCGTAGCCGAGTTTAACGCAGGTAAGTTCCCGGTCCTGATTGGAACGTCGGCAGTTGGCATGGGTACGGACATCCGTCCAGTTAAAACCATCGTCAACCTAACAGGAGGCAAGAGCGAGGTACAGATCCGACAGCTAGTTGGACGAGGTACCCGCAAGGTCGAGGGCAAGACTGAGTGTATGGTGTTTGACTTTGATGTGGTCAACATTCCAATGCTCCACCGTCATGCCGAGGAGAGAGTAGGTGTCTACACAGACATCTATGACGATGTGGAGATGCTATGAAGCCCGGTCAGGATAACCACTTTAAGCTTTTTGCAGGACAGCTAGAGAAGGCGATTGAAAAATACGGAAGTGTGGACGAGATCGTCATCGTAGAACGCCAGCGTAAGCAGGTAGAGAAGCTGGTGTCTCTAGAGCGAAAGTTTCGCCGTACCCTAGTTAACCATCCTTGGGGTCCTGGCGTCTACCGCTCGTTCATAAAGATGATCACAGAGGAGCGCGGAAACATTCTTGCCGCCCGTCCATTCTTCCGCGAGCGACAGGATGTGTTCACCGCTAAGATCAGCAAGGCTCTCCGCGACAAGAAAGAGAAGCGACTCTACCCTTTCGCTATCAACTACCAGTTTGTAAGGTTTGTCATGGAGAGTCGTAACTGGAAGGGGAGCGGGATTGGTGGCAAGGTGGTCAAGCTAGCAGAGCAGATAGCCCTTTTACGCACTGAGCTTATCGAAATGAACATGCCCTTGGCAATCTCCCGGGCTCGCATCTTCTGGTCCCGCACTCCCAAGAGCCATCTGTCGTACATGGATCTTGTCCAGATTTCCTGTGAGGGCCTGATGTCTGCGGTAGACAAGTTTGTCTTGCCGTACAGCAAGGTCTTCCGCTCTGTAGCTATCGGTCGCATCGTTGGTAACTTCATCGAGAGCTATTCTGAGACACTTGTTCATTTCTACCCCCAAGACAAACGGAAAATTTACCGGGCCAATAAAGGCATCTCCAAGCTATCGCCAGAGCGCGGAGACAGCATCGATTTTTCCAAGCTGGCAGAAGAGGTAAATCGAGATGTCGAAGACAACCAAAAAACAAACCCCAACGAGCTTAGCCACCTCGTCGCAGCCGCATCGCATGTTTCCACCGATGCCCCGAGTCCCGAAGAAGTCTCCGCTGGTAGCAGTGGTGCCGCTGGTGCCTCTTCTTCCGTTGATAAGTACGCAGCCGAAATAACCTGTCAGCCCGACCATCAATACGAAACAGCGGAATTACAGACCGTCGTCCGAGCCGCCTACTCAGGCTTGACCCTTATAGAACAAAAGTTGCTTAGACTTCGGGGCATTGAGCTTACTGCGCTATACCAATAAGGAGAATCTATGACCACACAGCCGTCAACGTTTGGAATGACTTGTCCCATTTGTGGCACCGTAATGGTCCCAGATGGAATGGGTGGTTCGTTACCGCACTACTGCACCTTTAAGCTGAACCAGCAAAACGTCCAACTGTGGACCCCAGCTATCGAAGCTGTGAATGACCAGATTGCCGTTGAGCCGTTCAAGAACGACCTGACCGATGTGGTGCAGAAGGGGACCGGTTTCAATACCATGAAGGGTGCCACCACTTTGACCGGGTGTCGGGTGATCTATGGCAATAAGGACTACCCGGCTGGCCAGACGGTCTATGTTCGGGCTGAGCTTGCCAAGGATCCCATCGGTAAGTCAGTTCTTGATGTCGAGGGTGTCAAGGTGACGTTCATCCCCGTCAAGGAAATCAAACTGGTCAAGCGGTACGACCCCAACTGGAATCAGTCGTCAGTTAGCTATGGGAAGCTTCCATGAAAACATTGTACGTAGGCGACCCCCACGTTACTGTGGAGGAAATGGATGACTGTGAGAAGCTTCTGGCCCTGGTCTACAGGACGGCAGAGGAACAGTTCTGCACAGACATCGTTTTCCTAGGCGACCTGCACAACAACTTCGCGGTCACCAATGTCCGGGTCACGGCTTTCTGGCTACGCTGGCTGAGATTGCTGGCCAGCAGATTTAAGGTGCTTGCCCTAGTTGGCAACCACGATATGCTTGGGAATGGACAGCCACTCCCTCATGCGCTCATTCCTTACGAAGACCTCATTACAGTTATCGATGCCTCCAAGCTAATCGGGAACACTTTGTTCGTGCCGTACATTGCGGACCCCAATCTTTTCATTAGTGAAGTTAAGAAGTTCCCGCAAGCTGAGCGCATCGTTTGTCACCAAGAATTCAACGGGGCGGCTTACGATAACGGGTACTTTGCTCCACATGGGGTGGACCCCAATCTTATGCAAGTGCCTGTAATCTCTGGACATATTCATACCCCACAACGTTTGGGGAACGTCTGGTATCCGGGTGCTCCACGCTGGCGAACCCTATCCGATGCTGCTGTTCAGGAGCGTTACCTTCACGCCATTAGTGATACCGGTGCCAGTGCCGTCTTCCCGACCTCACCGCACGTTAAGCGGGTTGTTGATATTGTAATCACGCCAGAGACAGCCCATATCGTACACCTTTTCGCTAAGAAGGATGACTACCGGATTCATGTAGAGGGGCCAGCGGTCTTCGTTAAAGAGCAGCTAGAAAAACTGGCTGGTTACACAGAGACAAACAAGAAGGTGTCTTCTATCGTTACCGACAGTCGAGTCATCCGGGTCAAGGAATCAGAGGGCATCGACGTAGCTTTCCAGAAATACGTCGGAGCTTTCAAACCCAAGAATGGCACCTCGCCAGTAGCCTTGGCGGAATTGGCAGCAGACAGACTATAAGGAGCCACATGATAATCAACGCTACACCCGTCATCTATGTTGAAGACCCGTCATACAAGTGGCACCGACGCTTTGTGGATATGGCACAAACCGTTGCAGCTTGGTCTAAGGATCGTAGTACCAAAGTCGGAGCGGTGATTGTCCGCGAGCGTACCCTCCTATCTACCGGGTTCAATGGTTTTCCGGTTGGAGTAAATGATGATGTAGAGGAACGTCATGGGCGGCCAGCGAAGTATCTCTATACAGAGCACGCTGAGCGCAACGCCATTCTACAGGCTGCCAAGTTTGGCATTCGCCTGGATGGAACAACGATGTATATGAACTATGCACCCTACCCATGTGCCGATTGTACGCGAGCGGTGATTCAGTCTGGCATCAAGCGCATCATCACTTCGGGTATCGAATTCCCCGGCGTGTCGAAAGATATGTGGGATGGCCATTTTAGGGCAGCTAAAGAAATGCTACAGGAGGCTGGCGTAGTCGTTTACGCCATACAATAATGAAACCGACAATCGCAGTAGACCATGAGAAGCAACTGATCCTCCTCCGCGACCTGACGGCTCGCATGGGAGTCATCCACGAAGCTCAACAACTACAACTCAAAATGTGGCCAATCGTCCTCTTTACTCATGGCCAAAAGTTTGAGGAGCGTGTCGATATCAATGGCAAGGAAGTGGACTTCATCATCCTACAGACCAAGGGGAAGAAGCCTGCGGACATGGACGAGCGGTTCAAGGCTCTGAACGATTGGACTAAGTGGTTACTGGGTGATGATTGGTTGGTCCGGGTTAAGCTTCGCGACAAGGTGCTGTACCGGGGTATGCGTCGAGTGGCGTTGCGTGATAAGGCTGATGAAGCCAAGGCAAAGGAGGGGTAATGAGCAAGGTACGAAACGCTCTTAATGAGCTAGTCGAACTGCTAGAAAAGGGGCAAGCGGTCAGAGGCAAGACTCCTCTTCTAGAGGATCTATCTCCTCACCGGTTTTGGCGCAAGACCACCTACGACCATAAGCCAATTGACTTGCACGCTAAGGGGAAGAAGCTAACCCGAGAACTAAGCGACATGGAGATTTGGCATGCCATCAGCAAGTAAGACGGTGGAAGTCAAGAATAGCACGTACCTGAAGGTTGTCGAAACCGACACCCTCTTGTTTGAGTATGTGATGCTTCCCATTGCGGACCTCAGTAACCGGTATCTCTATCGGTTTGTCGAGCCCGTCCCAACCGGCTGGACGGAAGGTAAACCTATTTCGTTGATAGACGTTTTGGGTATCAATGGGAAGTTTGAAGACAAGCTTCGTAGAGAAGCAATGAAGATGTGGTACAAGCTGCTTGACGACATCCCTGGTGAGTGGCCGGTCGAGGCCCAGTGGCTTAAGCTTATCAGCAAGGTCACCCTGCGCGAGTGTCACATCGTTCCAAAGGAATAGTATGGCAGAAGAGATTGTTTTATCGCCCGTAGACAAGCTTACCCCGGAGGAACGTAAGGCTTACAAGCTTTACATCCAGAAGGGCGACCCTCCACTTGCTCCCGGGGTGCAGGCTCAACTCTACATGCTGTACCTGAATGGTTCAAGCTGCGAAGAAATCGTTAAGCTCAACCCCAACTTCACTCTAGGCATGGTGGCCAGAGCTAAGGTAGAGGGGTTGTGGGACGACCGTCGCGATACCCATCTACAGAACCTCTTTGAGAACGTGCGCGAGCGAGTGCAACAGGTACAGATGGAGTCGGTCATGTTTTCCGCCGACCTACTCTCCTCTGCCAACAAGATGTTTGGAGATAAGCTCAAGAGGTATATCCAGACCGGGGACGAGCGAGAGCTTGGCACCCTACGCATCGATAGCCTTAAGCAGTACCGTGATGCTGTCGAGCTACTCCTCAAGCTAACAGGCCAGGACAAGAAGGTTGAAGTGTCGGGACAGGTCAAGCAGACCGTTGAATTCACGGGGCCTATGTCGCCCAAGGATGCAGCCGCACTTCTCAAGAGTGCCAACATCAAGGAGAGCTAATGCTAAACAAGATAAAGTGCTTCCTACGGGGCCACCGCTGGGTAGCTTGGTACAACGCAGGTTGGGTTTGCCAGAGATGTTCCAAAACCATTGTAGAGGCTAGTCAAATAGAGCCGAAGGATAGAGTTATCACCCGGGCTACGGAATAATGATTGAAGGACCGACACCAGAACAACTTGAGGCGGCGCTGTTTGTCCTCCCCGAGACTAAGGAAGACCTCCACCAGTGGATTAGGGTCTATCTGGGTATTAACTTGCCCGCTGTCATTGTTGACCCGGATTCCAACTCTTCCCCAATGGACATGGTGTGGGAGCTTTACGATGCTGCCCGATTGAACAAGCCTGAGTACAGCCAAGTTCTAGCATACGCAGCCCGCGACTCCTTCAAGACCTTCTCAGCCGCCATCTTTGAAATGCTCTGCGTCGTCCTCCTGGGACGATCAGTAGCTCACATGGCCGCTATCGAGTCCCAGGCAAAGAAGAGTCAGCAGTACCTCAAGCGTCACATCAACCGCCCGTACATTCGTAAATTCGTTACGGTCAAGAACGAGCGGTTCGTTGAGATCACCCGATACCACAACGCTGTTACTGGGCGCAACTTGACCACCGAAGAATTTGCTGGCCTCCTAGCAGCCGACCAAGCAAGCTACGAGGAAATCAAACACTACGTCACCATCGTTATTTGTACCATCGCCGGTGCTAACTCAGAACACGTACCGGTAATGATCGTGGACGAAGTTGACGTTGTGGAAAACCCGGACGCTTACGAAGAAGCGAAGATGATTCCCGCACCTATGAACGGGAAGATGCCCATCACCCTTTACACCTCTACCCGTAAGTATTCCTACGGACTTGTCCAGAAGGAAATCGACCAGCAGGCAGAAACGGGCCTGCTCATTCGCCACTGGAACCTAATCGATGTCACCCACCCATGCCCTTCCTTCCGACACCAGCCCGAAAAGGAAAAGATCAAGGTTTGGTACAACGACGAGTCTCTCAAGACCATTTCCGACGCTGACTACAACCTCTTTGACCAAGTAGAGAAGGACAAGTGGCATGAAGATGAAGCCTACTACGGCTGCCTTCACAACTGCCGCCTCTTCGCCATGTGCCGTGGTCGCTTGGCTACCAAAACTGTCTGCCCCCGCTGCGACGGGAACGGAGTAAACTGCGGCGGTTTCCTCAAGCCGGTCGAACACACTCAAAACGTGTTCCGCAAGGTGACCATTGACAAGGCCCAGGCTCAGCTACTCTGCCGCAAGCCCTCGACTCAGGGGTTGATCTACCCCAATTTCAACCGCGATACCCACATGAAGACCGCCGCCGACATGGCGTTCATCATCGATGGCGAGAAGCGCAAGGACTCCTTCTCCAAGAGCGACCTCATAGCGTTGCTCAAGGAGCGAGGGGCGCGTTTTGTGGCCGGTATCGACCATGGATTCAGTCACAACTTTGTCGTCGTCCTGGGGGCCATTTACGGCCAACGGCTCTATATCTTCGATGTCATCGCCCAGGCTGAGTTAGAGCTATCTCAAAAGGTCGAAATCTGCCTACAGCGAGTTTCCCCGCACGATCCAGAGGTCTGGGCCGATACGGAAGCTCCCGGAGACAACAAAACCCTTAAGAAAGACGCCCATTTACGTATCAAGGAGTGGGTAAAAGGCAAGGGATCGGTCATCGACGGCATTTCTTTGGTCCGTCTAGCCATCATGCCCGCTCTTGGCAAGGCAGAAGATGTCCGATTGTACCTTTTGAAGAACGATGAAGGCTGCGATCACCTTGCCCAGCGCATTTCTACGTATCACTGGGTCGTAGATGCGGCTGGACGCCTCACCAAAGAGCCCGATGACGAGGATGATGACGAGTGCGATGCCCTCAGATACCTCGTAATGAACGCCATGTCTATCAAAATGAAGGCATCGGTGAGCGAAGTGGACCGATTGGGTGACCAAAGCAAGCGGGAACCTCTCCAAGAGGGCAAAAAACAGTACAATCTCAATACGTGGATGCAGCAAATCATCGTAGAGCGCACCGGAATCGACTATGACGGTGAAGTAGTCGATGAAGGGCCAAAAGTGGGCGGAAAGGGCTCATTCAATTGGAATTTCTAGCCGCAATCTTTGACAAAGGAGTGTGCCCATGGCCTCAACCCCCGCTTTTCTAAATATCAACTCGTCTGCCGTTGCTTTTCAGGATCAAGTTCTGACAAACAACCCCCTTCTGCGCTCATTTGACTGGAATCGTCGCCTAAACAACATCCAAGTCGCTAGTCCAGAGGCGCGGACGTTTACGGTGCCCGGTCGTCAGATGATGACCCTCTTTAACTCTGCCCGAGCCACCACTATCGACGCTACGACCATCTTTGCGGTCAAGTATCTCTCTGGTAGCACCTATCGCTTCGCTTGGACGGGCGGCACCAACCCCTCATTGGCTACCGATCAGGCTTTGACCTTTGGTGTGACCAATTTTACGGTGGCTGTCGCTTCCAACCAAGTTGTGACCATCACGGCACTCTCCGGTACCCCGTTCATTAACGTAACGGCTGGCGCAACTCTCTATATCAATGGTCCCACTGACGTAGCTGTACCTACCTTCAACATCCTTAACTCCGGGTACTGGAATGTGTCTACGGCTACCTCTACCGTACTGACCCTAGTTCGCCCATCGGGTTCCCCTTTCTCAGCCATTGCTGAAACGGTTACTGGGGCAACCGGGGCTAACGACATGATTGCATTCGTCCCTACGACCGTACAGGTAGGAGACAAGATGCGTATCTCTGCGGGGTTCGCAGTGGATACTCGTCAGACCTACGAAGTTGTTGAGGTCACTTCCGATTGGGTCAAGGTCGTCAGCACCCTCCCCTTACCGGATGAAGCTGGCATCATCCCTACTTCCTCTGGCATGGTGTTTTACCTAGCCAAGCGTTTTACCCGTATCGAGGTCAACCAGCGTGCCAACATTTACTATAACGGCGCTGGCGATCAAGCACAAGAGTTAGAGCCGTGGGTGTCTGGTGATGCATCCCAGATGGCGTGGCAAGAGCGAGTCGGACCCGTATGGTCGCTCCTCGTTTACAATCTTTCCCAGGTGCCGATGACGGTCAATGTCTTTAGCTGTGAATAAGGAGCCGTCCCATGGCAAAGCGCCCCGTTGTTAACAAAACGGTCAAGTTGTTTTTGGCCGATCCAAACTCTACTCCGTTGGACAAGGTAGAGAAGATGGAGAACGACCCGACTGAGAGTCCGTTGCTTAAGAGCATGCTCTCTGCCCTTAGCGACCAGGGTGATTCCATTCAGCGTTTGTCGTTTGAGCGTGACCCGACTCAGAACAACGAGTACGCTGCAATTTACCGCCAGAAGATCCGCCTCATTCCAGACTTCCTCCTCAAGAGGGTGTCGATTCAAGACGACCTAGTAGCCGCTATCATCAATGCTCGTTCTAACCAGCTTTCTGCGTTCGGTCGTCCACAGCCAGATCGTTTCTCCCTAGGATACAAAGTAGATATCAAGCCTGAGATTGCGGAGAAAGCCGACGAACAGGAAAAAGAAACTCTAGCCAAGCGGGTAGACAAGTTTGAGAAGCGACTCCTCACCTGTGGAGCTACGAAGGGCTGGGAGCAGGAAGAGGCTTTGACCCTTTCCCGCTTCCTAGCCATGCAGACCCGCAACGCTCTCGTTCTTGGACGGTTCGCTACGGAAATGTTGTATGCACCAGATGACAATGGCACCAAGGAATTCCACTCTTTCCGCCCGGTAGACGCTGGTACTATTTATCGCGCCGCCCCCTACAAGACTACGGCTGAGAACGTTCGTAAGCAAGCTCGCAAGCTTATGGAGCAGATGCTTAACCGAAAGATCAAGGAGGAAGAGGCTGAAAACTTCGATGAAAACTACCCGTGGGTACAGGTCATCAACGGCTTGCCGATTCAAGTGTTTACTGGCAAGGAGCTTGCTGTTCATACTGTTTATCCTGTCACTGACGTTGAGCTACAGGGCTATCCACTTACCCCACTAGACACTGTAATCGCAGCCGTTACCACACATATCAACATAACTTCACACAACAAGCTATTCTTCCAATCTGGTCGAGCCGCCAAGGGCATGCTCGTTATTCAGAGCGAGGACTTGAGTGAGAACGAGGTGGCTAAGATTCGCCAGCAGTTCCAGGCGAACATCAACAACGTTAACAACTCCTGGCGCATGCCGGTGTTCGCGATTGGCCCGAAGGATCAGGTTACTTTCCAGCCTATCGAGACTACTGCACGCGACATGGAATTCCAGTACCTATCGGACAGCAACGCCCGAGTCATCCTCTCTGCCTTCCAGATGTCCCCAGAGGAGCTACCCGGTTATGCCCATCTGTCTCGCGGTACCAATAACCAAAGCCTTTCTGAGAGCAACAAAGAGTATCAGCTAGAGGCGCACCGCGACACCGGCATCCGTCCCCTACTTGCCCAGTTTGAGGACTTCCTAAACGGGACCATCTTCCCAGCAATGGACGAGGAGCTAAGCAAGCTCTGCGTCATCAAGCTTGTGGGTTTGGATGCAGATTCAGCAGAAAAGGAAGCCGTCCGTCTATCGACCGACATGCCTCTTCACATGAACATGGACGAGGTACTGTCCCATGTGGAAAAGGACCCAATCGGTAAGGAGTTTGGTGGTGAGTTCCTGATCAACCCCCAATGGCAAGCCATTCTCGACAAGTACGTCGAAGTGGGAGTCATTCAGGAGAAGTTCTTTGGCCGAAAGGGTGCTAGCCAAGACCCAACCATGAAGTATTACCGCGACCCCTTCTGGTTCCAGTGGCAACAGCTACAGCTACAGATGATGCAGATGCAGCAAGAGGCACAGGCACAGCAGCAGGCAGCCGCGCAAGGCCAGCCGCCTCCCGGTGAGGGTGGTGGAGGCGAAGGTGGCCCACCCCCAGAAGGCGGCGGTGAAGGTGGTCCCCCGCCAGAGGAAGGGCAGGCTCCCCAAGAAGAACAGCCCCAGGAGCAGGGTGGTGGTCAGGAATTGACGCAGGGCGTTGACCAAGCCCTGGCTGATATGTCTAAGTCTGAAGCCCAGCTACCCCCTTCTAAGCGCCGGTTGGTAGTCCAGCAGCGTCGTACCATTAAACACATCATGGACGCTTGGGAGAACGACGCTCGCGCAGCCATAGATGACATTCTAGACATTGCAGAGGCACATGCTCCCAAGGAGAAGTAATGGCCAATCTGAATAGACTTGGTAAGGGGGCATCGCGTAAGATCCAAAAAGCGATAGAAGCTCTCTACGACAATGCAAAGGTCCGTTTCCTTGGCCCGAATGCCGTGGGAAAGCGGATCTTCATTTCGTTTGACCGCAACTTCTCGCTACCCGGTATTTTTGAAGCGGGCTCGATGGAAGAGAACATCAAACCCGACATGGAAGTCTTAGCGTCACTGATTCGGGTTGCCACCGACTACCTTGAGGCTTCTCGTCAGCGCACTACCGCCAAGGTCATTCACGAAATTAACGGAGCACTAGCAGAAGCGAAACACTCTGGTGGAATGTCCAGAGAGGATTTTCGGGGGCTGGTCAATACTCGATTGAGTGAAGTGTGGGCCGATGCGGCGAATGCGGTCCACACCATTATCGATACTGAAGTCAATCATGCCAAGAACGTTTCCGTCCTTGACGGTATTGTGGGGGCGAACCTGAACGCAGGCGTCGATGACCCCGTAGTCTTTTTTGTGGTGGTGAGAGATGAAGACCTGTGTAACGAGTGTAAAAGGCTGCACCTCCTGCCCGATGGCAAAACTCCCCGCGTCTGGCGACTCAGCGAGCTTTCACATGGCTACCATAAGAGGGGCGAAGATAGCCCTAGTATCGGTGGGCTTCATCCTCATTGCCGCTGTACTCTCGTTACTCTAATGCCCGGATACGGATTCAACGCTGGTGGCTTTGTGCAGTACAAAAAAGTCGGCTATAGCGAGTACGACCACCAACACAATGTGGATTAAAACGGTCCTCATAATACGGACATAACCTTCTAAGTGTATGGGAAACGTTATGTTCATGCATGAGCCCGTAAAATGCGATAAGGCATTGATCTTGGCTTTGCTCGCATTGACCCTGGCCACATCTGCATTAGGCGCTGTTGTTATGCATATAGTTGGCTAAGGAAATGCAAAGCTTGTCAAGTGCTTCTCTATCCGGCGCACGGGGCAGAGATGACGTAGCCGCCGCAGCCAGGATCCTCTTCTCCATTTCACCAGCAAACTCAAGTAGTTGCTCGTAAGTCCAAGCGCCAGCGCGAATCTCAAGTAACTCCTTAGCGTCAGGCCGTTTTACTAGCACCTTCCCCTCAGACATAATTTCGTAGCCCATACGCATGAGCCTGACAAGGTGCATGCCGTGCTTGGTATCGTAGCCGTACTTCTCTTCCAGCGCCGCGCGAGCGGGATTCCGGGTAGCCTTCCAGTTCTGGTACTGCTTCCATTCGTTCCGGGCGTTGTTGTATCCGCGCTCCATCTCCATAAGCCGGATGAAGTTGTCGTCTACTCCAATGGTTCTAGCCGCAGCAGCCCAGATTTCGCTTGCGCTGGCTAGCTTCATTTCCACCATAGCCTTCTGCATCCTGCTGGTGATCAAAATCCGGGTGGCAAGATCAACAGGCTCAAGATCGGCTTCCCAATCGTGAAGTTTAGACTTCACCGCTGCTTCGGCTGCCGCTCGCTGGTCCGCTGGTACGACCGTCCGCTCTGGCAGCCCATAGTCAACGCGAGTGGGCTCCTTGGTCGGCGGGTGCTTGAGCCAAGCATAATGACGCTGAATACGGCCAAGCTGGCTAATGGCGTAGCCGGTGAAGGTGTACTGCGCCTTCTTGCTAAGGAATAGGTGGGCGTTATCTCTCAGGGCGCAGCCAGCCTCGTTAGCGAAGATAACGTCTGACTCGTCCACAAAAAGAAGCTCAAGGATGGACGGGTTGCAATCGGCAGCCAGCCTCATAAACTTCCGAAGCTCATAGATCACGCTGTCGTAAGGCTCCCGCTGCTCAGCCTGCTCAAAGGTTTTGACGAAGCCCAGGTAGTATTCGCGCGGCGCAATGGCCACGCCCCGGAAGTCTTCGTCACTCCCTTCAATGTTGGTGCCATAGGCATGGCTGCCCGCACGCGAGGCCAGGATGACGCTATCCTTGAGCCAGGGCATCGACTGTTCATGAACTATGGTTAGGTCAGAAATCTGCATTGTCATCCTCTAGGATGGCTTCGATTTCGGCATAGTCATCTTCGTAGTCGTCGGTTTCCCTGAACAGTTGAAGTTGCTCGCCGTGAGTTAGTGTTTTCTTTTCGCTCATGCCGCTGATCTTCCAGGGCTTGCACATCTTGCAACCGGCTCTGGCATTGGGTGGCTTACGCTTTTTATGATGGGCCATTTAGACACCTTTCTGGAATTCCCGACATGTACGTTTCTAACTACTTGATTTTACGAGAGTCAAAAACTGGCATGAAGGTTGCTGTACTACATCCTAGGAGATACACAATGAATACTAAGACTTATCCCGTTGTCGGTTCCGCTGTGGGCCTTGCCCTCTTCCTCGCAGTTGCCCTACTCCCCGCCCTGCTCTACGGTGGCTACGCAGGCATCCTTCTAGCTGGTGGCATCTTCGGTACGCCCATCCAGCCGACCTTCGCTGTACGCGCCCTGATCGTATTCGGCATGGTTATGGGGGCATGCGGCGTTGGTGCCCTCTTTACCGTGGCCGGTGCCGCCGCTGGTGCTGCCGTTGGAGCACTTGTGACGCGCCAGCCAGCGAGTCCGCAGGTAGTGGTAGAGCGTACCGCTACCCGTGAGTAAGCCGATAGCCATCGTAATTTCTTCGCCGCAGATGTGGAACATCAGTAACCCTCCTGATAAGGGGTGGCGGGGCCGGTGCGATCTTTAATGATCCACCGTTCCCCGTTGGGAAGATCAATTCGGCAGTAGTCGGCAAGCTGCAATGCCCAGATCCCGTGCCCGCCAGCAACATGGCCAAACTTCATGTCGAGCATTTGCTTGGTGATACCATCTACGGTAGTTTCGGGTGTTTCAAAACCGATGGTGATTATTTCGGCGTTGACTTCCCCCTTCTTGAGAAGCCAAGGGGCGTAGTGGAAAGTAATTGCGGCGGTGCTCACGGGCTCCCCTCCCCCTCTTCGTAAACTGCCTCAACCCAACCATCCCCAAGATAGATCATCCCGTGCTTCGTTCTAAGCGGGTTTTCACAATAGGGGCATACCCTGTAGGTCCCTTCAGGGGCCTTTGGAATCTCAACAGAGTCCTGCTCCGTAACCGTACCATCCCCCATCCAGCCACCGGGACACTCAGTTTCTCCGCTATTAGAGAAGGTGCTGTGCAGTTTCCAATTCTCGATGTTGCCCGGAGGATTGGACGTAGCACAGTCCATGATGACCGTGCGATAGTTAACGGTATCGGAGTAGTGCCCCTTGACGTATTCGGGTGTCCCTTCGTGCCAATGAAGGTGTCCGTCCCATGGTTCGCTGGCAAGCTCCCCACCCAGAAGTCCGAAGACCCACTCTATCTTTTCTTTGAGCCATCCTGCCTGTCGGGCATCAACCATTAGCTCACCTTTGCTTTCTCGATAGCGTCGTTAGCGGCCTTAATGAGTGCTTCGCCAAGGGCCAGAGCCGCCTCTGGCTGCAACATTAGGTCAATCTTGCCGTACCACTCTTCTGACTTCCTGTCGGCAGTACGAACCTGAACGCAGCCAAGCTCCCCGTCTGGGCCGACAACGATGCAGGTACCTTCCTTGTTGTTATAGATCCTGTAGTGTTGTTCGATCTCGTACTCAGGCACCTTAGCCATTGGCGCTCTCCCAGAGGTAGTTCCACATTCCGGCACCGTCGTACTGGCCGGTGGCATTGTTGAAGAACTTGATGTGGACGTTTACAGGGCGCAGCCCGTTCTTGAGGATGTACTTGGCCGTGGCGATGCTCGCCAAGTCGTAGTTGCCGATCTTCTGCCACGCATTCATAAAGAATGCGCTGATGATCGCATCGACCTCGTTGGCGTGCGTGCTGTCGGCTCCGTAGTTGCAGCCGTCGAAGTCGTACTAGACCACATCAAAGGTCTTCTGACCATCGTCGTGGGTACGTTCCTCAATCTTGTAGACGTAGTTTTGCATGGTTCTCCTTACATTCGGGAATCGTCAACGTACTCCTGATTAACAGCGTCCCAACGATAGGGGCCGTACCGCTCGATCAGCCCCTTCATGTAGTCTCGCGCCACAGGATTCGCGCTGTGGATGCGGATGCGGCGGGGGTAGTAAGAACGGCCAAAGAGGTTCAGTTGCTCAGCCAACCAAAGGCAGACGTAGCGCCCCTCAGACATCCAATGCAGAATGCCAAGGTCGTTGTCCAGGCTGAGAAGGTCTACGTCGCCAGCCCGGTCCTCAAGCTCGTTGATGGTGTCCTGGGCTGTCCAAGTCCGAATGTCGAAATGGGGCGGGGTGACACGCTCGTCATCGAGGTAGATGTTGACCATGTGGTTACTATACCACCTTTTCCCGTGTTTCGTCAAGTTGTACGAATCCCTTGGATTTCTTCTTAACTACTGTACCAACGCTGGTGTCAATGGGGCCATTTACGATGGTCCCTGCGGCCTTTTTAGTGCCCTTGATGACCTTCTTGACGGCTCGCTGGTAGTCCTCGTCGGAATGACGACGCAGATGCGTCACGATGTCATCAATTTCGGTAGGGGCTTCGCAGATATAGCAGGGGACTTTCATTACCAGCTAATCTCCGACAGCTTGAACCACTTGTTGGCAGCCTGACGACCGTTTCCGAACCTGTAGCTGACCAGCACCCGGGTCTTGGTAGTACGGACCACTCGTCCACGGTACTCACGCCCGGGGCCATTGCTGATGCAGACCCAGGATTGGGTTTGAGGGGCGACAGCGTTGTGATTGGAAAGAAAGCTATTCCAGTGAGCCTCGACGCGCTCCGGGCTGCTGGCCTGAATGGAGAAGATGGCTTCCCCAGACTTGGCCGGAACGAAGCTACCGCCCTTCCCACAGCAGTAGACCACTTCGATGGTCTTGGTGGTGCCCCAGAAGGGGTTGCCCTCAAAGTCGAAGCAAACCCCGGGCGTAGCCTTTTCGGCGGCATAGGCGTAGTACGTCTTTCCGCCAACCTTGCGATGGAGGGTCTTGCAGAGGGCGATAGTCTCGTTCAGTGTCATAGAAGCATTATAGCAGAGTGTGGGCTAAGGTGCAAGCTTAGCAAATTCTGCAAGAGTTTCCTTAGCTTGCCGATACTCGTATTCGGCGTTGTTCAGTCGAAGCGTGAGGATGGTCGTCGCGGGCTCTAAACTGGGGTATTGGTTGTCTTCTGGCCCCTTCCAATCGATCAGATACCAGCCCGGACCCTCCCAGGAGCCAGCGCAACCGCCATGGTGATGGTACAAGCCGTACCGCTTCCAGTAGGTGAAATCGTATTCGTTTTCAAAGCGATAGAAAGAATCGCCACGGATCCAATCCGAATGCGTATACATGTGGGAAGCTCTATGGTTTCTGGCCGCTTCCTCCTTCTCAAAGGTCTTGTCGCACTTGTCGCAGGCCCAACCCTTGATAGTGGTGATTGTCTGCGTAATTTCAATAGGCTTGATGTCGTTCATTTTACTTGTCCTTAAGGGGGCACCACTGGGGGAACTTGTGATCCTGGGGAGCTTCGGAGTCCCACTCCACATAGCCAGCGATCAGGTTATCCTTCCGCTTGGTAAGAGTACAGAGGAAGTCTTCGGCGTAGCCGTATCCCTTGGTCAGCTTGGTGGTACAGTGGGGGCATTCCTTGCAATTCTTTACTGGAACCAACTTGACGGTCTTTGCCATTTGCTCCTCCTAATTACAGTATAGCATCCAGGGCCTTACCTGTCTACCCAGCCCCAATCTTTACCTGAGAGCCCTATGGTAACCCCCTCCAAGCAAACCTCCGCTACTAGCATGATCATTGACGGCGTAGCCGCCAGCGAAGCCATTGATAGTTCAGGAGAAATTCTAGACGTTAAGGGGTGCGATACCTCTGACTTTGAAAACGGTGTTGGCCTCCTCAACTATGAGCATCGCGGTGACCAAGCGCAAGGGGCAAGCGGCAACGACATCGTTGGCAAGATCATCTACTCCAAGAAAATCTTTAAGCGAGCGGACTGTGAAGGCAAGCGCCAGGAAGCGTACTGGGATCATGTCAAGCTGCCCTTCATCTACATCAAGGCTCGCCTCTATGATGGAGCAGAGCACCCGGGCGCTCTAGCCCTCGCCGCCGCAATCCGCGATGCGGTGATGCACTCTGAGCCAATCCTACTTCGCTTCTCTATTGAGGGGACCACTCTCAAGAAGGAAGGCAATCGCCTGCTCCGGACAATCGGACGCAAGGTTGCCTTGACCTTCAAGCCAGCTAACAAGAGTGCCATTAGCGGACTGATTTCCGACCCCTCTGGGCCTAAGCCCATCACAGAAAAGCAGGGCGAGAAGTCTCTTCTCTCCCGTTTACTTGAAGACGACACCAGCAAGAGCGAGGCTCCGGGCCAGCAACACCTGGGCAGCTACGAAATGTCATACAACCCCATCGTGGAAGAAGATGCGGTTGAAATGCTTAAGAGTGCTGCCGAACGGATTTACGATTTACGTCTGAGCACTTACAAGTGGCACCCTATCAAGTACAATTTTTTGACTCCCATTGATTTACAAAAGGGGGAATTTGATTTTGACTCGATGTACCCTTCCTTGCAGTTGACTCTGGGGGCTAATAAGCTGCGACAGTTGCGCGACTTCCTACTAGAAAACAACATGCAGAGAGTCAATGAACGTGACCCCAGATTACCAGAGCCAATTCGGCAAGCTCTCGCCCATACTGGTAGAGACTATGAGGGAAACTTCTCTGTCAGCCGCATCCAGCAACTCATAGACGACAAACCGCGAATCCGTTTCAACCATTCTGCGGATATGGGGATCTATGATTATATCCAGCGTCACAACGATCTCAACTCTAACGTCTTCCGCCTAAATCTAACCAACGAACAAGCTGCCAAGCTGCACAGCGCGGGTGTCCTAGATAGTTTTATGAACATGCATAAAATATCGCAGGGATCGCAACACCCTGTTCAGCCCGGTACCATCGGTTGGGTGCGATGGACGGGTGGCAAAGATGGTATCCACATTGACGAAGTTCAGAGTGATTATGGGCGCAAGTGGTCTGCCCTAATTGAGCATCAGCTTGGGAAAGAGGTTGCCGAAGGACGCATGACGCCAGAGGCGGCAGACTTCCATCGCAGAGACTTGTACGGAAAACTGCCCGACGATCATCTCAAGCAGATCCAGAAGATCCTGTTTGGCAACAAGCAGCCTGCTGAAATCTTGCATGAAGGGTTCCATCAGTGGGCACGCGATAACAACTTTGCGGGCACCCCCGTTCACATCTGGGCTCCCGGCGCTAAGGCTGCCATGAACGGCATGGATCAGCACGCACCGCTCCCGGGCCACTATATCGTAACCTACAAGGACATCCCTGAGAAGATGGGTATGGAGCCTGCTAAGTACGGCGAAATTCCCACGCAGGACAACAAGTCCATCATCAAGGCGAGGCGCAAGAAGAAGGACAGCGACGACGAAATCGAGTGGAAGGGATCAAACGAAACCTTCAAAGACAAGATTCGTAAGACTGAGGAGCTTCTCAAGACCTATATTGGTGGCATGACCAGCGGCGCTCCGTCTACTCTTGAGGGTGGAGCAGCCTTGCAGCGGGAAGACGATAGACTTCATCGGCACGACTTCAAAAACAAGCTACGTTCCGCTATCCGCGACATGGGAGTCGAGGTGGTTGGTAAAGCTGCCATGCTTAAGTTCTTTAAATGGCAGTTACCGGAAGTCAATGAGACTTTCCTAGACCATTTTACAGACCTCGTTGCAGATATCAAGGCGCGTCCAGCAGTATTGGACAGTCTCATGTCTAAGTGGGAACTTCCCATGGCAAAGACGGAAGAAGGCGAGCCCGCAGAGGCCCCCGCTACCGAAGTCAAGCCTAAGAAGCCCAAAAAGGAACGCGCCAAGCGTCCTCCCAAGGAGAAGCCTCCTCTCCCAATGCCTGTTGAGCAGTACAAGCCGACTCCTGAAGCGGAAAATCCTACAGACGCTCCCGCACTTGCTCCCGGCAAGGGTCGTTGGGCTAACACCGTTAGGCCGGGGCTCGTCGGAGGTGTTCTTTTTGCTCCCGCCATGCCTCAAGGCATCAAGCTGCACAATTGGGACACCGATCCCGTCATGGCTAGCATTATCAATGCCGATAATGAAGCGGAAAGCCCCAATCTGACCCCAGAGCAACGGGAACACATTTTGACTTACGTACACCGACCATGGGCACGCGCTATGCGGTCATGGATGGTGATGAACAAGTTGGCTGAAACTGGGAATCTACCGGCAAGCGTCATGGCGCATGCTGCCATCTTTGCGGCTATGAGCCCCAATACATCTGTCCCCATTCAGGAGCTTTACTTTGGGCATTACATGGATTTCAGACATCAGCACCCTGACTTGTTTACCAATCTAGAGGGGGTTTCTATTCAGGATGCCATCGCTTTCCATAATCACCTTAACAGCCTGACTCCTCCCCAGTTCCTACCAGCGTACTATGCAGAAGGTGGCCCTGGTGGGATGAAATATGGTACGGAACGTTCACGCCCCGCTCCGGGCACCAAGGCTTTCTTGGCACGCGAGCAGGCGACGTTTGAAAAACGCCCACAAGGCAAGCCTCTGCTCAATTACCATAAGGTGCATCCGACTCTTATGGCGTTGCACCGAATTGTTAAGAACGACGGACGTTCGTTTGTGGATTACATCATGCAGCAGAAGCTTGCCCATGGCCCAGGAGCTTTCATGTACGGGTTTGGGCCGAAGCTTGCTCGTTACATGGGATTGATGGCTGGCATGGGCAACATGATTGTCCCCGACCGTCACATGATGCGTTCCTTGTTCAATTTGTCTCTTGCACAGAAAGCGGAGTTTGATGTTGTCCAACGTACCCTTTCTCCGATGGAAGGAGAGCCCATTCTTCGGGCATTGGACAGACACTTCTTGCAGAGCAACCCCTCTGTGCGAAAAGCTCAGACTTTGTACCCAGAGCATTTTGGAACGAGGCCCGAACAGGCAGTAGGCCCAGGTTTTTGGCTACATTGGCTAGCGTACCCTCAGTATGAAACTTTGCTGGGGCGTCCAACCGAAAACGCCAATGCCGGTACCGCACATGACCCGTTTTGGCAGGCAATCCCTCAAATCCTAAATGAAGAGGGTATCCCGCACGATTTCCCACAGTCAGAGGAACCCTGGCTACAGAAGAACGAGTCTGAGGTGGTTGGTATTCCAGAACGGGTTGCTAGGGCTACAAAACGAGTGGAGGATCAGTTTGGAGAAGCCGCAGCTTCTCTCTTCTTCCACTCTTACGGTATCCCGGCGCTCATGCACAATGAACAGATGGACGCTATCCCCGGCCAGAGCGTACGTAAGTCTGAATTTGAAGCTATCGAGCAAGCCAGCTTAATCAAGCGAGAGTACACCGAAGTTGAGTCTGCTCGCATGTGCAAGGCTATGGACTTGGCCGATAACGATGAAATCTATACCGTAGACCGTGACTACTCACATGGTCGCTTCTGGGTTAAGGGTGGTCAACTTCGCATCTTGGAAGACCATGAAGGGATCTTAAGGCGTTACCTAAAGAATGGCCCAGTAGAAGACAATAGAGCGGGCCTTGGTCAGCTTATCATGGAGGGGCACCAAGTCGCTCCTGAGTCTCCTGTTGTTTCTGGCAAGGAGATTGACTTGGGCGATCCTGCTGACGATCAGATTAAGCCGGGTGGGGTACCAGAGGCTATCGAAGATCCACACATGGATGAAGGTCCGACCGAAATTGAAACACCGGCTGCGGTCAACGACCTCAAGCCTCCCCCACCGGTTTTTGATCTGATGGAGGCGGGCTCGCATACCCCAGAACGCATCGAAATCAAAGAAGGGGTAGTGTATCAGAACGGGTTTAAGCTTGAGCAAGAGGATGCTGACTATCTACTCCACCTTATCCGTACTGGTAGGGCCACAATCCGATACGTCAAGAACGACGTAGATGAAAAGCTCGCCAAGATGGCGGCACACTTTGAAAACCTTGCCAAGACCGCCCCCGAAGTCCGCGCAGCAATGGGGAGTCTCCAAGGCGCGGTTAAGTCTGGATGCATGCCACAAAATCATGCCGACGCTATCCGTCGCGGTCTATTTACCGACCGGCTTACAGGTGGACAGATCGGCAACGTGGCCGCTCACGAAGACTTCCTTGAAGGTCTTAAGGGACAAAAAGACCAAGGGGTCCACGTTCATATGGATGCCAACGATTTTGGTTCCATCAACAAGATGCACGGTATGCCTGTGGGCGACCAAGCTATTAAGACCATGGCTCGATCCATGCGCGAGGTCATGGACAAGCATGTGGGGCGTAAACATGGCAAGCTATTCAGAGTTGGCGGCGATGAATTCAAGGCTCATTTCCGAACGGCTGCCCACGCTTCTGCTTTTATGCGAGCGTTGCATAACCATCTAGATAGTTTAGTGCCAGTTGGTGGCACGCACCGCATCTCATTGTCGAGCGGGATTGGACACACGCCAGAGCATGCTGAACAAGCATTGATGAATGCTAAGAACGAGAAGAAGGCTCAGAACTATCCAGTTGGTCAAGCTGAGCATCACTCGCACTCCCTGCTCCCTGGTCAGGAGGGGCCGGTGCCGCTAGCCGCTTCTTCAGTGCCCAAAGTACGCTTGCAACTGCGCTAGAACAGGCGATGCAGATTTTCCTACCATTGTAGAAATCAATGTCGATTGCCAAAACGTCTTGGCAATGTGAGCATTGCTTTAGCCCTTGTTTTTTGAGGCATCGTGGGCATGTGCCAATTGAGGTAAGAACCGCAGGGCTTTTACAAACCTTGCAAGTACCCGTTATCTTATCGCCTTTCTTAAGCCGATGATAGGTAGCGCGGCAAGATCGGCAATCGGAAGAAACGGGCCGTATATTACCGGAAACATTGGACTTTTTGTAAAACTCTTCTGCTGGTTTTTTGACCCGGCAAATTGTGCAGTGGTATTCCATGGTTACGAAGAAGA